ACAGGTGGCTGGTTTCGTTTTCTTCATTTCGAAGATGGCGCGTCATTCTGGGCTTAAAGGTGTAGTAATATACCTTAAAGCTTGTCAGGTTCTCTTACAACAAGTTGTAGGAGGCTTTCGGGTTCTCGATCTCTCGGAATTAAAAGTGCGTCCAGCTCGTAATAGGGCTGGAGTACCACTAATTATTCCCGCGGGGGTCCGGGTTAAGATATCTCGTGATCGGGATAAATCTACCATCCGATTTTGAATGACTCTTTTTGGTCTTTACCGTATATTAGAATTTAAAGGAAAACTTTCTTTAGATACTATTACGGATAAAGGTCCAAACTTGAGTAAATTCCTACCGGGTTGGGAGAAATTCCTTTCGGAGGTATTTATACCAGGACTCCGTGAGAAAGTTGGTGAATTCCCAGAAATTGAGAAACCTCGTTTCTTCCCAATCTTAAAGACAGGGCCTAATAGTGGACCAGTTTTAGTTAACTCGTCCGCCCCGGCCATGATCATCTCTGCTAGATTATGACTTAAATGTAAACATTTAGTTCGTTATCTTACAGAGTACACCGAACAGATTGGGATCCCTGCCTTTGTTAGCAGGTTGAGACTTGTCGCGATGGCCCAACAGAAAGGTGATTTTAAGGGTTTAGGTGGAGAGGATTTAAAATCCGCCACTTATTATGCTCAAGAAACACCTTATCCTATGGGTGATGCCTTCCTCGGTAAGCTCGGTTTTAAGGCCGAACCCGCGGGAAAGGTTAGAGTCTTTGCTATGGTAGACGCTTGGACACAATGGTTAATGTACCCATTACACAAATTCCTCTTCTTAATTTTAAGAGGTTTAGATGTTGATGGGACATTTGACCAGATGGCTCCTATTAAGCGACTTCAAGAGAGGTTCTCTCGAGACCCTCGAGGTCGGATGTATGCATCAATTGATCTTTCTTCTGCTACTGATCGTCTTCCCTTAGCTCTTCAAATTTCTCTTATTAAAGAGTTGTTTAAAGATAAGGTTCCAGATTCTGATGCCTTTGCGAAAGCTTGGGCGTCATTGCTGGTTAAAAGATTTTATCAAGTAAAGATGAATCCTCATTTGTTGCAACAAACATTTGTACCAAAAAGATACAATGTTCATCCGGACTTTGGGGCCTTTGGAGTAACCTACTCCGTTGGTCAGCCTATGGGAGCATTGTCCTCGTGGGCTATGTTAGCATTGACCCATCACGCTATTGTTCAATATGCTTCTTTTAAGGCATATAAAGGGAAACGAGGTTGGTTTGAGGATTATGGTGTATTAGGAGATGATGTAGTAATCATTGGAGCACCTGTTGTGTTAGCTTACCGCCGGATACTCCAAGAGATTGGTGTAAAGGCGGGGCTAGCTAAATCTATTGTCGCCAAGTCTAAGTTTGTTCTTGAATTTGCGAAGAAATTCTTCGTAGATTCAGGGCAAGCCAATATGCTCCCTTTAAAGGAGTGTATTGCGACTCGGTGTTCAACTAGTTTAGTAGTTGAATTTGTACGAAAGTATGATTTAACTCTCAACGCGATCTTATCGTTTCTCGG